ATATACAGGTACAAGTTTACCTTATTTTGAATCGTCACCAACCGAATATTATCTACAAAGCGGTAGAACTCAGGATTATTTAAATGGTTATGAGTATAACCCACCAACAGGATATACTACATTCAATTATTTAGGTATTGGTGGTAGTAGATTAGAAGAAAAAAGAAAATATGGAGAAAACAGTTATTTAAATACAACAACGGGTACCACAAATTTTGATGGAACCATTTTATCCTACATTGGATATAGTTTTACATATACAGGAAACACCACAGGAACCACAATTGTAAATTATAGGGACTATGAAGACGGAACTACATTAATAACAGGTAACACTACAGGATTTACCAAAGAAGAGGTGATTAATCAAATGATTACGAGAAATGAACATTTTCTCGGTTTTATCGACGACCCAACGGTATATTCAGACATTTTTGTTGAAAGAGGAAAACAGGGTGCATTGGAAAAAACTTTAAGATTAGGAGAAATTGATAACATGGGTGAATTATCTGTGTATGGAAATGGATATTTTAATATCAGAAAACAATAAAAATTATATTTATTAATAAAACATTATGGCAGTAGGTAGTTACGGAATAATAAGACCAGCGGATGTGTCTCCATCAGATGTGGAGATATTTCTTCATTACGTACCAAGTAGATTATCAACAGCAGAAGTTACTTTTACAAGATTAACTTCTGAAGATATCTTAACACCTATTTTTCATAACGAGGACACAGATACGTCAGATAATGGTAGTGCAGCCGGTAATGAATTATTGGGTGGATTATACAATCTTAAACTTGGTTCAGATAATTTTTCTGATTTAGGTGTATACACTTTACATATTAGACCAAAACAAATAAGATTGTCAATAACCGATTGTGGAATTTTAGCGTCTTTACCTTCAGTTAGAGGTTTAATTATTGATTTATCAAATGTACCCGAAACTGATAGAGGTAAATTCACACCGCAAGGACTTATTGGATATAGAATTGAATACTTAAATGACGATTCAACTAAAGTACCTAATTTTTACAGGTTAGTGACATCATCGTTTTATTGTACACCAGTTGTATCTAATTTAACAAGCACAACACAAAAAGCGATAAGATATCAATATAGTAACACAACAACTAATTTAATGTTCTTAACTGTTACACCATCGTCGGCACCATCAAGTAGACCAAACGTGGTTCCTTTTATTGGTGAACCAGGACAAAATATTATTTTGACAAATACCTTTTTTAATCCTACAACCTTAGAAATTGAAATGGTTGAACATGATGCGTCAACATTGGCACACGCACTTTATGGTAATCAAACCAAAGCGGTTTCTTCTGGAGTTTACACCATTTACGATAACAATAACGATAACAGTATCTACAAACAGTACAACCTATATGAAGTTAAGGATGAATTTAACGAAACCTTATATGAAGTTAGGGAGGAAAAAACAGATATTGATGAGACATTAAACTTCGATGATATTACTCAATAATGGCAAGAAGAAAGGTTCCAAGTCAAGCGGCAAGTGGTGCAGAAACATTTAGCGATAGTTTAGTCGGTAGACAAATTACTGACGGTACTAGCCAATTGACTAATACTAACTTTGCTATTGATAGAATTATACCTGAAAGAGATGTTAAAACATTTAGGTCAGGTCAATTTTCTGACTTTTTAACTTTAGATGATTTAAAAGAAGAAAAATATAATTCGGAAGAAGAAGTTTCAGAGTCAAGAAAAAAAGAAGTCAAATTCAGGTCCTCAAAAGAAAATGCAGGAAAATCATTATTCGGTTCGTTAAAAAACAGAATTGGTAGTTCTATAACTAATATTATCAAAAAATTTCCAGCTGGTGTTTTAATTGATAAAAATAGTTTAATAAGAACATCTGAATATACAATTGAAAATATTACTTATGATTTAAGTTTAGATAATACTCAATTTGAAGTTGATTTTGGTAGATTATACAATCCACTTGATGTTATTTTTGTAAAACCAAAAAGTCAGGTAAACCCAAATACAATAAATAAATTAAGGGACTTTTACTCGTCATACACAAAATATGTAATTGAGTTAAGTGGTGTTACCTATGATATCGTTAATTATAGTGAACCTAATACGAATAACAGATTAACATTTAAAGTAAAAGGTAAACCATTTAACGGTACTACAAACTTTAGTGAGAATGTTCTAATTAGACCTAATAATGGAATAACAGAAGAATTTTTTTCTAAATTAGATGAATTAGAACAATGTTTATTAGATAGGGACACCAATCCAAAGTATACTGCAACATTTAGTGTACCGAAAGATAGTTTAGATCAATCTCAAACAGTTTTATCGGATGTTGAAATTACATGGCCATTATCAAAAGATAATTGGAACATTAAGATAGTTGGTATTGAATATGACATATATATCCGAGAAATATCAAACATTGCCGAGCAAGTAGATGATTATAAATCAAATCTATTTGTTAGGTTTATGTCTTCACCTCAGTTATTTGAATTTGATACCGAGGATAAGAAAGCTGAGGCAATATTCCAATTATATGGACATAGTTTTGATAAGGTAAAAAAATATATTGAGAATATTGCTTACATGAGAAATGTAAGTTATGATGGTATTAATAATTTACCCGACATCTTATTAAAAAACCTATCCAATACTTTAGGTTTATCTACGGTTAATTTATTTGATGAAAAGAAACTTGAAGATTTATTATACACAAGACAAGATACACAATATTCAGGTTTAACAATAGGAAAAAATGTTGTTGATGCTGAGTATGAATTTTACAGAAGATTATTAGTAAACCTTTCTTACATATATAAATCAAAAGGTACACGTTCATCTATTGAATTTTTCTTAAGATTTTTAGGGGCACCTGATCCCATGATTAAAATAAACGAATTCGTTTATGAAATCACGTCACTACCAAAATCTTATGATTTAGATGGTGACATTTATGATGTTGTGGCAGGGGTTAGAACCTACAACACGGCTACATTTATACCGAGTGGTTACACTTATCAAATTACCACCACAACTGGAGAAACAACATTTAATCTTAATACATATCCTATTGTTGAAGGTACAAAATTACCAAAAACCGCATTTGACAGTGAGTCAAATACTTTCTTTCAAAAAGGTGCGGGTTGGTATGACATCACTTTAGACCACAGATCTGTAGATATCCTTGATACTGAGAATTCTAATTTAACAGGAAGAACAAAGACAATTAAAACAAAAAATAAGTCATTCACATATGGTGAAGATTATTTTGATATATACAGAACTTTACCCGGTTTAGATACTGGTTTTGAAATTGTCAATAAAGTAGACAACAAACAAAGACAAGTTGCCGATGACAATTCTTCATTCATCTTTAATAGAAAAAATATTGAAGTATATCTTTCATCTGCAAATGCGATGGATTATGATATATGGAGAAAATCTAGAGAGTTACAGATTTCATTTGGTAGTCAAACATTAGAACCACAAACGGGTGTAACATTCGCCGAATATGTGGATAAGATGATGAGTACACAAATAACCAACTCACATTCAATAAAATATAGAAAAAATTATATTAAACTCGAGGATATATTCCAAGATTATATAACATCAACAGGGTTTACACCTTATAATTTTTCCGACTTAAACGAATTCATTACCAAAATGAGTCCTTATTGGACTCAAGTATTAGATCAAGTAATACCATCAACAACTTTATGGACGGGTGGTAATTTAATTGAAAATAATATTTTCGGTAGACCAAAATACAAATATAGATTTGGATGTCAACCAAAGGTTTTTATTGAAAGTTTATATCCCGATTTTGAAAACGCAATAGAGGAAGATTTTGAAAAAATATTAGGAGGTTCAAATAGTTTTAGGGGTCTGTTAAATGCAACAGGTGTTACATATTATCCGATTATTGACATAGATGGAATAGAATATGGTGGACCCAATTATGAAGAGTTGATTTCCAACATGACAGTTGTTGTTAGTGGAACAACCAACACAACAAATAGTGCTAAATTATTTAATTCTTTTCCATTGGACACTTGTGATGGTACTGAGTTGTCAACAACTGAATTACCATTAATATGTGAATATAAAACATATTTAAGTCCGGATATTAATAAAATAAAGGAATTGTGGAAAGTTGCATTAGTTAATCTAATAAACCACATAAATTCATTTACAGGAAATGGACCAGGTTATTATGACTATGACCCATATCTTGATGAGGTTGGTGAAGATACACCATCTACAACAATTACAAAAGTTTTACACAATTTCTTTACGGATGTTGATGGGATTGAAAAAGTTAAGTTTACTTCAGTAAAGAACGGACCCAATGATTGTTCGGTTGAAGAATATCTTGATTATAAATTTGTCGCATCTAATGAAACAACAATACCTAATTGTGGATTAGAGTTAGATTTTTCTTTTGATTGTCCTGATGATATAGACCCAAATCAAACATATAGATTACCTAGTGGTGATGCGTCTGATTATCCAAATGGACCCGAATGTAAATTAAACGGTAATTTGGTAATTAAAATTACTGGAGACACTAGCACTATTATACAGAATCCATCTGATTCTTGGCCATTATATGTTTATCACAATTGTGATTATAGTGTTAATCCAACTGTCGTAAGTGGTAAATCACTTTTCAGACCTGATGGATATGAATGTACATGGATTTTAAACAATTTAACTGAAACGAATGAAATAGATTTATTATTTACTGACGCAGCGAACTGTGATTTAAAAGTTAAATTAGAAGGAATTAATATTCAATGGTTAAATTATTCAGGTTTCACATCTCCACCAACAGATGATGAATTGGTTTATAAGTTAGTACCAAAAATCCAATATAGAAATTCATTTAATAATGGTCTCGGTGGTGATACATATGTTTTAAAATACGATGGTTCAGGTTCAAATACTGACCTGTCAAATTATACACAAACATATGTAAAAGATATTGTTTCAGGTGATACTATATTATCTTCAACATTTAAAAATTGTGAAACAATACCATCTCAACAACTTTTAGATGGTATTGAAATCGATGATTTATCTTTCATATTCAACTATGAACCTAAGACAGTTATAAATAAAGAATGTTTAGGTACGGTAAAAAAATATTTAATTACCGGTAAAACAAAACAAGATGAAACTGAAGTTTTTGAAGTTCTACAAACATCTAAAGTTAAAGTTTATACTAGATTTTTTATTGATGAAGAAACAGGTGACATACAAGATGTTGGAAAATATTTTTTCACTGAAAGATTTCCTGAACATTTACAAATAAAACAGGAACAAGAAGAACCATGTTGTAATCACTCAAACACATATTACCAAAGTGGTGATTATCTTATTACGAGTGAAGGTAAACTAATTGAAGTTATTTCAACAAACTTAAATTACTGTACACCTAACTTATATTTTAATTTAAATTTATCTGGTAGTATTCCTACTAATTTAGTTGCCTTTAATGGTAACGATGATTATCAAATTTTGTTACAACATACCTATGATAATTTTAGTAGGTTAGATTCGTATTTAATTCAATATTATGAAGGTGGTTTATGTTTTGACGAAGAACAAACATC